GTTATCGAACAGCGCTTCCATGACCTTGCGGAATACCAGACGGTTGTCCGCATTGAGAGCCTGCTGGTGAATGGCCTCAACCTGCCGCGCGTCTGCATCCCTGAGGAACTTCCAGGTGTAACGGGTTGCAAGGTCATAGTCCTTGAAGTCATACCCCAGAGAGAAGAACGCCAGTTCGGGCCGAGCCGACTTGGGCACACCGAACTCAGACGCTTCCTCAAACGTGCTCTCGCCAACCTGAGGAACATCTTCAATCAGCGTGCTCACCGGGTAGGTGAATAGGGCAACAAGAGCGCTGCGCGCTTCATTCCAGACTTCCAGAGTCGCCTGGAACTCATCCCACATCGCATTTAGGTCACGACCATCAGACGTCTGCGTAACGACGTCAGCCTCAGTCGAGTAACCGCCAGCTGCACCCATCGGCAGCGGGAACAGACCGAACTCACGGAGGTCGACCAACTGGTGTCCTTCGGCCGCCTCAAGAGCCAGCGGAACCCGAATAAAACCGGGAGTGACGAGAGGGCTGGCACTTGCCGCATGGTATTCAGCGAGAGTACTCACGGCGTCACCAACTCCACTCCGATACCAACATGCAGTCGAGTCGCCTCAACAGTGAACCCTACAGGGATGGTGCCACCAGCCGTAACGAGACCGGTGGTATCATCGGCCCCATAGGCGGTGCCTGCAACAGAGGCGAACGCAGTTGCAGCGCCAACCGGACCGAAACTGTCAAAATCAACAATTTCGCCAGCCCGCATGACGTCCACGATCTCCTTGGCCTTTCGAGCCTTAGTAAGGACGAGTACGCCAACAATGCCGGTCTGCCCGGCACCCTTGACTACCGCCCCATTCACCTTCAGCCCAATCTACCGCAAGAGCCGCGCGGAAACCTCCCGCATACGGCTCATACTTGTCATACCTAGCCATATTGCCCTCTCAGCCGTCGCGGGTCAAATGCCCGCATTAGTGATCCGGCCGCGCGTGAGTGCAGGAAATTTCTTCTCCATAGCAGATCTCTTTGCAGCCGCATCCTTGTTTCCTCCACCTGGAGGCTTGGGGGTACCGCCGCTGGAACCATTCTTTGGAGGGTCATCCTCTGTCTTCACCAGGAATGGCTTGGAGTCCGCCAACTTCTTCATAGCAGATTCCAGACCAGTAACTTTCCCGTCCTCACCGACCTCTACATCAGAGAGGTCAACAAGTGCCAGCGCAGTTTCCGGATCATGCCAGTTGTATTTGTTTGAGCTGAGGAACTTGATCTTCAACTGGCTCGCACGCAGCTCTGCTGCGGTTGAGGTAGCTAAAGCCTTGGCCTCATCACGCTCCTTCTCAGCGCGCTCTTTCTCGCCGAGCTTTGCCTTGTCAAGATCATCCAATTTCTTCTGGAGCTCACCCTTAGCCTTATCGGCCGCATTCAGACGCTTTTGCAGAGTATCGAAATCCTCTTGGGAAACAGTCTTAGGCTTTGGTGGGTCTCCACCATCACCTTCAGCTTTCCCTTCACCGCCACCGCCGCCTTCATTCTTGGATGGATCTCCACCGGATGCACCGCCATCCCCATCATTCTTGGGCGGATCTTCCGCCCCATAGATTGGGTAGATCGCAGTACCATCCGGAAGTGTCCCCAGCACCCGCATCATGCGAGCATTCGTGAACCGCTGGTTCATCGGGGGGTCCTTTCGGGGTTGCTTATATCCCGATAATCCTACCCCCAAAGCTCCTCATCGCGCTTACGCAACCTTGTATGTCCCATCGATGTACTCGTCATAGTCACCAGCATTGAATGCAGCAAAGAAATCATCCTGCGTCTCCACTTGTGGAAATGTCGTGCAAAGACACTGCGGATGTGGCTTTGGCGGCACCGCCTTCATGGGGAATGGACTCTTTTTTGCATACAGATTGCATATATCTTCCCTGGGGTGCGAACCAGACAAACGCCAGATCATACCGTTGTTCCAGGGCTTGTCTTCATTGTGCACAATGACTACCGCATGATATGCATTGTTGATCTCAGTGCGAGCCAACCTCTTGGCGGCATAACTGGCGCCGCCCTTAGCCTCAGGTCGAATGAACTGCTGCACCTCTTTCTTCAGCTCTGACACGGTGAGCCCGCGCGCCAGTCCGCTGTTTACTCGCCTCTCAACCCAACCATCGCTAAGCGCACGGGTCTTGTAGACCTGCTTTGACAAGGGAATGCGGCTGTGGTACACGCGTGCCACCGCAGCCTCAACATCCAGCCTTGAGGTCTCCAACAGGGTGGCCCGCATATCCTTCAAATCCTTCTTGGGATATGCAAGTCTTAGCAATGGCGTGTCCCAATCAAAGCTAGTTGCTAGAGCAACCGCCTTGGCTTCTGCCTGCCCTGCCTTGACCTTGTCACCAAGAAGTCTCCAGAATTGACCAAGAGCTTCTTGAATAGCCACCGCTGCTGTCTGCAATTGGGCCGCACGCAATGTGGCATTGCCCGTGTGTGCCAAGATCTCATCTACTTGCGCAACTGCATCTTTGGACGCCTCACGAAGCATCTTGTCTATTTGGACATCGTACTTTTTCTGCAATTTGATATATCGCCTCAGCCATATGTCTGGGGCGGGTTGATCCGTCTCGTCCGACGTTAACGGGACTGTCATTGGTAAACCTCCATTCGTAAACCGCATCGAGGGTCACGATGAAGTACCTGTAATATGGATATGCAAATGTCTCATCTACATCACTTGGATGTGGGTTCCCGCGCGGGTGCGAATGGTAAACACCGACCAATGCTTTCGGCGAATTCCTGCTGAGGACTTCCACTAGCTGGCCCTCATCCATCTCGAATGTGCAGCTCTTGTCATCAGCGACATTATGGATTGGCTCGACTGACCAGTCATACATAATGAAGCCGCAGATCTCCTCATCGAGGTTCATGCGGGCCATCTCGCACAGCAACTCGGCAGTCTCATCTGGCATGCACACTACCTCTTGACCCTCCTCCCTGACGACCTTCGGCGCAACACGGCCCCGGACCTAACCCTTGCAGCGGTCCTGGCCTTCAGGCTGCTGGTCCTTGACTTGGTCTTAGCCTTGGCCTTTGGCTTTGATTTGGGTTTCGACTTCGGCTTGGATTTGGCTTTTGACTTTGACTTGGAGCCACTGCTACCGCCACCACTGGATTTCTTCTTGGTTGGCGACTTGGTTGAGACCTTCTTGCCTGCAGCACTTTTTGGTGCGCGCTTCTTCCTGGTCACGTACAGGCCGGCAATCTGCTTCTTCAGCAGACCAATTTCAGCTGCACTAGCACCCCCGCGTTGCGCCGAAGCGAGCAATGCCTTGAGTTGGTGCAGTTTCTGGATCTTTTTGGCCCTGGCTTTTGTCTGGGCCTTCTTCTGCTTCTCGGTTCCGCTTGGGGCGAACTGTCCAAGCTCATCCCGAGTGTATGGCCCGTCATTGGACATCAGTATCGACTGCCAAACGTGAATTTCTGAATGGCCTTATTGCGCCGCTTTTTCTTCTTGCTCTTGCTAGATGACAGACGCTTGTCCTTGCGGGTCCCCTTGCTAGGCTTACCGCCCATGACCACATCTCCCTCTGTCATATATCCCATTTGAATAGTCTACCTGGGCAAATCTCCTGGCACAGGAATCCTACATCTGAAAATTGGCATGCCCTCTTCAGGGATCTGCGTCACCACACAGACCTCCGACTTGTCATCAGCATGATAGATTAGCATGTCTGATAACGGCTGGTTCTTGGGGAAGAATATGTAGATCACCCCATAAGTGATCAGACCGCAAGCAATCATGGTGCCAGCTGACCATGCAGGGATCTTCTTGCGATAGTCCCTCTCGACTTTGTCCACTGCACCCTGAAGGGCTTGTTCCATACCCTTGCTGAACTCAGCAACAACGTCAGATCCAGTCAGAGGCTTTTCCTCATCCACGGTCCCGTCCCCTCATACGGTCTCGCAACACATCAAGCTCACGAGTTGCAGCGACCAACTGCGATTCCTTACTCTCGGCTTGTGTCCGATACACTGCGCGGTCTTCAATTAGCTTTGCATTCTGAGTGCTAAGCAATTCAATCTTGGCCTCAGCCCGCGCCAGACGCTCCTCATATTTGACGCCAGACTCCTTGACTTGCTTCTCGAGATTCTGGATGTATTCCCTCAAGTACTCTTGCCCAGCACTTAGCGCAGGGGCAGTCAACGGGGCAGGACCGTTGGAGGTCGATTTCTTTGCCTGTACCCGCGCGACGAAATATGGGATGGTTGGTGACAGAAGAATTGCGATGGTGATGACCAGTCGACCATATGGATCTTCCTTTGGCGGAAGCTCAAGCTGTCCAGGGCTTTGTTCAACCAGGGTGATGAGCAGCCATATGATAGACATCACGACCGCCTCTGTCTCTCTTCACGGTCGGCATCGGTCCCGTTGACAACAGATATAATCACAGATACATGGAAATACCAAACAAATGCATATGGCACCCAACCGCCAGTGGACAACGATGTCCCACTGCCGATGGTCCACAGAATAGCAACCGTGTTGGCTCCCCACCCCATGGTGCCTGCAATTCCGCCCCAAGCACTCCATCCGATCAGCAACAACATGGCCGACAAAAGGATCAATCCTGGAACAAACCAATCCAATCCACTCGGCAGCATTGATCGAATCAAGATTTGGCTTGCACCCTCGGCCCGACCAAACATGTTCAACAGACCATAGGCTAAGTCTGCAAGAACACACCCGTAAAGAAACCGCCTGCGAATCTTGTCTTGAGACTCCCATATGGCCATTCGGCTTTTCAACCGATTCCCCTCACGCTTGGTCATGGCATGGGAGCCGCTATCAACGCTTGCGTCTTCCAGGGTTGGCCTTGGAGCCGGTATATACACCAGTGTTTCGTTTGTGCATCTTCTGGCAATACCCCTTTGCACGGGGACCAAGATACTTCCGCAGATGCCTTTCGCAACGCGTCCAGTCGCCAGCAGTCCCCCAGCGAATCTTGGCTCCACCAGGGCCTCCCTTTGACCAATATTTGCGCAGCGTTTCGGCGTTCCCGCCCTTTCCCTTTCGGGCCTTGGATCCTGCCGTAGTGGAAGCCATCACCAATACCACCTTCGGCCGCTAGGACCACCGATAGGACGACCAACCCCGCCAAGGACCAGAAGCACCAGACCGATGATGATCAGGATCCAGCCGAGCGTGGCTAGAATTCCAATTCCTGCCACATATCCAATGGACAGAAAAATCAAACCGAGAATAATCATGTCACGCTCTCCCTTTCCAACCAGTCCAGTTCCAGAGGTCGGTCCAGGTCGGCCTGGACACCATTAGCGTACTCGACAATCTTTCTTTCCCAATCAGGATCACCCCACCACTCAAGAGCCGCTCGGTTCAACTCAATATCGCACTCGGCACAAAGCGGCCTGTACAAACGACCATCACAACAAGCCTGCCATGTAGCAAATCCTCGCCGATGACATCCCGCGCGGGAGCACATTCTTGATCTGATTGCAGATATGGAATATGGGGCCTTGCGGCCCCCGCCAAACTCTTCAGGCCTGCTCTTGACGAACTCCTCTTTCCTGCGAATGGACATCATTTACGCCTTGTATGGCTCTGGCTGCAGGCAGCGAGACTGGAACTCCAGCAAGCCAATTTCATCTGACATGCTCAAGTCCTCAGAGTGCACATCCCAGATCTGCCTCTCGCCATCTTCAGTCATGATCTCCATAATGCAAACCCACCTGGTCAGGATGTTGGGTCCATCCTCAGAAACGATTTGTGACAAGGCGACATGCGTCTTGTCTCGCGTCTCGTCACTCATCGCCGGTGATCACACGATCTGCATCTTCAACAATGGGGTGAGGGTTGTCATCCAACTGGACTCGCACACCTTCCTCAACCAAGATCTCATCAGGACGAATGGTGATGATCTCTGGGTTCGGCACAAATACAGGTTCGTCATTGTCAGCAGTGCCAGACGGACCGCTTGGCGGGGGAACATCCGTTGGCAGGAACAGTTCATTTGTTGGCAAAGCAACTGGGGCGACCTCTTCCCCGACGATCTTCTGGACAGCAAACAGCTCTTGGATGACAGCCTCATCCTCAGGTGTTGCATATACCTCTTCGCCAAACTCAGTTGGCAGAGGCATTGACTCGTCCGTTACTTGCGGCTCCGACTGGGTCATCATCAAGCTCCTGTCCTACCCGCGCGGCGAACGGGTCTGAGTTGGCCGCCATTGTTGCACTCTGCTCAAGAACCAACGCTGCAGCATTAGCAGGGAATTCATATCCAAGCTCGGCCAACCGGTCCTGCGCCATCTGAATGGTGATCATTGGCGGCGTGCTAGTGGCAAGCTGAATAATTTCATCAATCTGCGCCTTGCGGTTGACGGGCATTGGATCGCCTACAACCGAAAGCATTTCGACCGCAAGCGCATCGCTGGCCGAATAGCCCTCATAAGAGACAAGCCACATAGTGATCAGATCAAAGAACATCTGGTCATATGTGCCGATCATGGCCTGCTCTTTTTCCTCATTCTTCTTGAGAATGGGGGCGAGCTGTAGTGCCAATGCAATTCCGCTCTCGGCAACACTGACATCAACCCGGCCGGCAGCGATGTCGGGAATGCCAATGCCCTGTTGCGCATTGTTGATCAGAAAGTTCAGATGGTCAACACTAGGCGCAACGCTGCTGAGCGCGCCTTCTCTCCGCAGGAATGCCTCATCGGCAACCTCTGTCACCTTTGCAGGAGAAACCTGCCACGGAACAATATTGCCGTCCACATCGCGCGGCGGTCCGCTATTGGTCACCCAAATTCCCAGACCACCCAAAGCCACTGTTAGTGACTGGTCCGTAGTCCCCTGCTGAACCGCCGCTAGCACAGACTCAATTCCACGCAGCTCAGATGAACCAAAGCCACTGATATCATCAAACGTGTTGCGGATGTGGTACACGGGGATCTGCGTCACTGCCGGCGGTAGTTGTGTAACAGGTCGCAACACGCCGACCTGTTCCAAATCCTTCTCTGTCAGGATTCGGTCATCCCATTTGCCTGGCTTCCATAGAGTCAGCTCTGTGGAGATTGTGGGGGCTGCGGGATTGGTGGAATCTTTTCTGTACGTTTGTCTGCGGATGACCGTCTTTTCCGGGTCTTCCGGATCAGGGTAATCGTCAATAAGATGGCACCCAACCACGCGATTGGGATTCTCAGGGTCCGTGATGGGGAAGTATGATCCAGGGTGCACCTCATGAATGGATACACGTGTCGTCTCCGGTTTCGTATCGTCAGCGGTGATATGCCAAATGGCGTCGCCACGGATAAGTCCATAGCGACGCTGGTTAGCAAATTTTGTGTAGATGTTCTCTCGCCTGAACATCGGGTCGACAAGCAATCGAAGGTTGTCTTGTTGACTAGTAGACCCGCGCTTGGGGGTGAGCATGTATGCCCAGCCCACCGCCAGGAATCTGTTGATGGACTCGATGAATCCGCGCGCGGTCGGGATGTACACCGGATCTTGGTCGGTGCCACGCTCAATCAGCTTGTAGCTGCCGGGATGCTGCCAATAGAATTGCTCGTACAGCGTGTAACTCTGTAGACGTTCGACATCCAGGTCAGACACACCAGCAGGGGCCGTCCCAGAGAAGTACGGCTTAGCTGACGAGTAGGGGGTAAATACCGTAGCGGCCACCCGAATAGTCTACCTGCTACGTGGTATTAGTGTCGGGCCTTGTCGACAGGCCAGCTGACTGCCGGGGGTGGCGGTTGTCTGGGATATTGGATATCACAGTACCATGCCATCCCAACAATCATAATGATGTCCAGCACTATTGCAATGGTGATGTCTTTGGGGCCGCCAGCATCCAGAATCCCGCCACCACGACGGCAGGATTCCTTGGTTGTTTCGTCAACCTCTAGCCAGCGCCACAAAATGGCATCACATATCCTTGCTACACCAACCGCACTTGCCGGTGCGCTCGTTCTTGGAGTGGTAGCCGCTTGGAGACATCATGCACTCAGGGCCGAATGGGAACGGGATGGACTTGAACAGGATCTCCAGAAATGCGGTCACTTCACTCTACTTTCTTTTGTGGGACCATTTACGTGCATTGAGTGCAAAGGTGGCACGCTTACGTGTCTTTGGGTTCTTGCTGTTCTTCATCTTCTTGAGCTTGCTGACCGGTATCTTGTTTCCTTTCTTGGTCTTGGTCGTCTTGCGCAGCTTGCCCCGATTCTTGGGCTTGATGTATATGCCCTTCTTGCTCGCCATAGCTCGTCCCCTCAACCAAACCACAACCATCACGCGTATGGGACGTGCCCATTATGTGTCGACCAACAGACATTTCATTCAGCTTGGTCGCCCCACAAGAACACCAGTCTATTGCCGACGTCGACCCTTGCCCCCGCGACACTCCTCCGACCGGCGAGATTCGTGGCTGTCCGGCCGGTAGATCGCCGAGCAATAGAGGCACGTGGTCACTGCTCCGTTCTTGACCCATCGGTGCTTTCTTTTCGGAATCCTGCGTGGCATGCCTTTCCTTTCGTTCCAGAATCTTGAGCATCTCTACTGCGGTCCGCTCCCCAGGATTGCCCTCGTTGTCCTTAACGGCCAGCTGAACGACTACATAGTACTTTACCGGTCTGGGTATGGCCTTCAGGACTAGCCAGACAATATGCTTTCGCCAAGTACGGTCGGCCAGCTCGCGGGCCGAATAACGCATCCCCCAGGGGGCGGGACGATCAATCAGCTTGACCACTTCATTCCTCTCGTCTGGCTGGAGATGGGACGTCAGGGCTCACCCTTGGTCGAGGGATGTCGACAAACCTACACTCTGTCGTTGGCTCACCTTCCACGGTTTGCCATCTAATTGTACACCTGGCGCATTCCATGTACGCACCGCCAGTTCCGGCAACCATATTCCATACGTGCTTCAACACATCAATCCTTGGTCTCGATCAATAGGTTCTCGATTGATGTGGCTGGGAATGCTCGCCAGCCCTCAGATGTATAGACTGTGATCGATCCGCCGCCCCTCATTCCACCAGCCATCTCACTGGCTGCCTTCATCGCATATTGCATCATTTCCTTGTCAGTCAGCCTTCCTTCAGATGGATTACGGAACATATCCCACTCACCATTATAGGTGTTCCCAGCATTGGTGATCACAACCGCCCTAAACTGCTGCATCAGAATGCCTGCTTCTTCATACGTTGCGCCTGGTCGGTATATGGTTCGGGAGCTTTGGATGCTGGCATTTGTGGCGGCTCCACGGGCGTCATCGCCTTCATGTCTTCATTGAAGAAGTTGCTGGACAGGAACTCATTGATGACTTCCATCTCTCGCACATAGAAATCCACTAGGTCCCTGTGCTGCGAAACCTTCTCTTCAATCACCGCTCGCATAGACATAAGACGCTTCTTGCATTCATCAACCAGCTCACCAGCCTCAGGTGCTGGCAGGTATCCGGGGTGGGGTTGGTCCATCATATTGGCCATCAGAGGTACACCGTTCCTATGTCGCCTTGCCGCTTGAGTAGGGTCCCGAAAGTGCCTAAGCTCATCCACATCCTGCCATCGATGCCCCACGACTCACCCCATGAGTTCTGGATCCACACGCGCTGCTTCTTTGGATCCCACTCATCAATGACATACTCGTGTCCACCTAACTGCTCGCCCCGCGCGGTGAGGCCCAGCTTTGGGTTGGGGTCCATCATATCTTCATACCAGAAGCTGCCCATGTTCAATGGACGCTCTAGCAGCATGTTCAGGGACTGCGCCACCGTGAATGACCAGACATATCGACTGATCAGGTTCATCTTCTGCGCAGCCTTGGCAGCATAGATGAACGCCGAGCCGGTGTCATCTGGCTCCCAGTGCCCTGGTATCTTTCGGTTGTCAAGTCTCGTCTCCACTCGATACAGCTCACGGCAGTCATCAAGAGTGAAGTCAAACGGAAACTTTCCAGACCCCCTCCGGCCATTGTTGAATGTTC